TGCCCGCCGCATCTGCTGCGACTGCAACACCTCAGCCAAACCCCGAGAATCAACCCTTACCCGATGCTCACCGCTTACTGCCATTCGAACCAACCCCACGGAACCGAACCCGCTTACCCGGATTCCACGAACCCAACTGCCAATTGAAAGGCTTCCCCTCAACAGCAACTAGCTCCCCGGCATGAAACCCACAAGAATCCGGCAACTGCACACGATCCCCCGCCTGAATATCGTCACCAACATCCATCGTGAACGTGCCAGACACCCGATAATCCTCACGGCCATCAAAATCCGTAGACTGATTCGACTTATCCAACTCAATCAACACATCGTCAATATCGTGGTCATCGACATAGCCGGTACCATCAACCGAATCGCCACGCCAATTCTCGCCGCCACCCATACGAAGCACGGTGATAGTGACACCCATCCCGGACAGCAACATCAATACAGCTCCCAATCCGGAACAAACGCCACATCAGTAACCTGATTGCCGTACTCGTCAAACGTTGGCAAACGAATCCCCGTATCCACCTCGCCACAACCACGAGTCGTAGAAATAGTGCCCAAACCACCACCGGGCGCATACTTCAACAGAATCGCCCGCTCATCCTCAGTAAAGAGGTTCACGGAGAATCCGTCATCCATAGCGACCTGAAAATCGCCAGCCTGTTTCAGCTTGTACCCCTCAGGGTTTTGAAACAGGCGCTTAGCGGCGAACAGGATCACCTTGCGGACATCATTCGGCACCTTAATGGTATCGTTTGCGCCATCAACAGTCCACGCGGGATCACCGGCCAAAGACACGGCCAGGTCTGACACGTCTTCAAGATCAGCGTCAGCCCTAGCCGCATCCGGAGTGCCATCAGTAAAGGTTCGACCAAGACGAGCGGCAAGCTCATCACGAGTTGCCAAAGCCGTCATGACGCCCCCTCAGATCAGGAACCGCTGGCAGGCAGAGACAGCTTCACGCCACGCTTAAACGGACCCGTAACACCCTGAGTAGTGTCCTCAGTGATCGTGCCGAAACCCGTGTACACAGTCAGAATCGACCGGTCAGTCGCATAATCGGCGTCGTAGTCACGCAGCCACCGAATCGCCAAACCATTGCTCGAAGTCGAAGCACCCGACACAGCACCCTGCGGCACAGCCGGAGCACGGTTCGCAGCAACAAACGCAGTCTGATGGAACAGATACGCGCTATTCGGATCGATATGGTTAGAACCAACAACCGGGGTCAAACCATCAATGGTGCCGAGCGCACCATGCCGGAACGCATTCGCATCACCAGCAACCGACGCATCCGACCACTGCGGGCTCTTACGCAAAGCCGCAGCAACCTTCGGCCCCACAACCAGGGTGCGGCCATCAGTATCAACATTGTCGATATTCAACTGCGTGGTCGCATCAACGAACGCATCATACGGCTTGTTGGCATCGATGGTCAGCTCAGTCTCATACGGAGCACCCTCAATCAGGGTCGCAACATCAGTCTCGTACTGCTGAACAATCGCACGCACCTGACGGGCAACGATCTTCTGCGCGAAACTCACAATATCAAGCGACAGCTCCTCATCAGTGACCGGAACAGCCGATTCGATACGCTCAGTCAGGCGGACCGGGATGCTGATTTCATTCAGCGTACCCAGTTGAATCTTACGATCCTCGCCAGTCGCACGCAGATCACGCTTATAGGCGGTACCCGGCAGCTCGACACGAATGTTCACCGTGTCATTCCGGCGACCCGCGAAATCGCCCAAACCATTCGTCCAAATGGTCGGCGCAAGCACAATCGACTTTTCCAAAAACTTGATCGCCGTATCGGTAATCAGATCAGGCTTAAGAATGGTATTAGCCATTACTTCCCCCACACATCAAAATAAGAAATAGAAATTTAGCTGGCAGTGATGCCACGAATAGGACCAACAGCCTTCACAATGTCGTCGGCAGTCAGTTCGGCCTCCCCGCCAGCCTTTCCGCCGCCCTTCAAACTCTCCACCGGCTTATTCGACGCCGGAGACTTCTGGGGCTTAGGCAGGACTTCAAGAAGATCATCAGCGTCAGCTTCAAGTTCTTCTCGCGAGGTACCAGAGAGGCGTGCCGCAAACTTGGCAGGCAACCCCTTTTCGGCAGCAATGTCTTTACGCAACGCATCAAGAGTCAACGACTCAATCTGCTTCTCCCTATCAGCAAGAGCCGACTTTAGTTCGTCCAACTCCTGCTGACGCCGCTGATCGTCAGTCAACTTCTCGGCCTCAGCCTCATCAAACTTCTTAGCCTTAGCCTTCAAGTCCTCGAAACCTTGGTATTCGGCGCGGATCTTCTGTTCCAAAGCGCCGAGACGCTTACCGATCAGCTTGTCGAACTGTTCCTGCGACGTAATGGCCTGAAAATCGGGCTCAGAAGGCTTCTCCGTCGCAACCTCAACCTTCGGGGCATCATTTCCCTCGGTCGCAGAATTAGCGCCAGCAGCAGCCTCCTGGGCGGCATTTTCGGGCACAACAACAGCAGCAGTCGTATCAGACATATGTAACCTCTCAAAAGCACCCCGACCGGGGCGAAAAGCACACCAAAACGGTGCGAAAATAGTTAAGCGACCTTCAAAGATCGAACAAAATCAGCGCCCGCCGAATTACCGGCAGCAACCAAAACGTCCTCAACCGCAGTAGCAGCCAAAGACGCATCATCCACCACAACACCAGTGGACTTAGACTTAGTGCCATACTTTTTCTCAAACAACTTCCGATACTCGTTCATCCGCTGCCTAGCAGGGAAATCAGAAGTCTTATCCCACAACACCAACGCATCATCCGCGATAGGCTGCGAAAACTCGAAAGCCTCAAAAACAGGCACCAAAGTGCAGCGACAATGATTATGAACCTTCGCAATACCCTCAGGTTCACCAGCATTGAACACCGAATTGGCCGAAAACTTACGATTCGACCGCGCAAACGCCAAACCCGACTTATAATCCGGGCCTTTCGACGCCAACAAAGCACAAAAATAGCAAGGATCATCATCAGTGACCCTCTGCCAACCAACACACAACGAAGACGACTGCATATCGCGTTCCGTCTGCTCCCGGCCACCATCCAAAGCCAACCTTTGGGCAGCGCCAACAACAGACTTCAACCCGACGCCCATCGCCTCATCCTCAGGCGCAGGAAGCGACTGCCACACCCGGCCAGGACCAGCAGACAACAGTGTTGCCCCCGCCAAACGCTCATTAAACGGCACAGCAGGCGTCTCCACACGCACCCGCACATGAGGACGCACCAACGCCTCAGGACGCACCAAACGCGGCGGCCCCGGAGGCCTATAAGCATGATCCACCGACAGTGTTTGCAAAGACTCCAACGTCCGAAACAAATCAGACGACAACTGCTGCGACCGGTAGAAGCCATCCGCCACTTTTGGTAGCGCAGCCTCCATGAACGGGATCGCCGTAGTATCCAGAGACTTAAACTTCAACCTGCGCCACAACAACGCCACAGCCAAAGCCACAGAAGCGGCAACCTCAGCCTGATCTACAACATTCTGGGCAACCTGCTGCGCCGCCAACGCCTGCAACTGGTCGTCATAAGACACCAGGCTCACCATCCGCATGCGCATCAGGGATCGACCGGCCATTCACAGACGGCTGGCCCTGAGACAACCCATTCAACACCTGATTCAACGGGTCATCAGACAAAGCCATCGACTCCCACTCCTGCAAATCCGCCTGAGTAGTATTCGGAATCCGGGGCCACAAACCACGCTTGGGAACACCCAACATCTGCGCATACTTACCCAACGCATCAGCAGCCTGCGACCACGAACGAACCGAAGCATCCTGCCACGTCACCCGCGAATTGAAATCCTCAGCCGCCTCAACATCGCCAGCCAACTGGGCCGCAAGACGCAACGCCTGCTCATGCGACTGGCCAAACGCCTGCTGCAACTCAAACAAATGCTGAGTCATCCCCCAACGCTGAGCCTCCAACGCATCAGGGTTCACGTTAATCAACGGCTCACCCAACAAATACGAAGGAACCTGCGTCACCGAAGACAACTCCTGAACAGCCCGCTCGCCAGCCTTCAAAAGATCCTGAACAGAAGTTTCTTCCAGCGTGTCAACCTTCACCCCATCCGGGGCGGTAATAATGTCATTCTGTTTGATGACCATTGACACGTTCTCGGCCTGCTGCATCGCCTGCTCTTTAGACGACCCAGCCAAACCCGAAACAATGTACTTCTTCCACGAATTATGATGCTGAATCAACAACACATCAAAATTCGTTTTATCAATCTTCGAAGCAACATGAATCGCAGGCTCAACCTCGCCAATGCAATTGCCATCCAAGTCCATGCAGCCCGCATACCGAATCCACGGCACACAACCCGCACCATGCGGCTCACGCCCCACATACGACCACGGCTTATCCGAAGACGAATCAAACATCAGTGTGTGAACAAACGTGTCATCATACAACAACACCCGCGACGTAGTGCGCGTCAACGGTTCACGCTTCAACGCATAAACCGGCCACTCATCATTCGCCGGATCAGCATAAACAGCAAACCCCCGCTGCGGAGACACACCACGAATAACCGACGACGCAGAACCATCAGCCTTCGTACCCGGAGTCACCAACAAATACGAATACCCAAACTGCAACGCAGTCCGATACAACGCAATCTGCTTCGACGGTAAACCATTATCAACCCAGGCCCGCCACGCCGACACC